AAGACGCATTGGTGCCTACCGGCAGGCCATGCGCGCGTACCCGCTTGAGCGCCGGCCCCGCGGCCTCCGGCCGGTGCAGGCTGATGTAGATGGTTGGATTGGCGGGAGCGATGCGCTCGAGCAAGTCATCGCTGAGCAGGATGCCGTTGGTAGAGAAGGTGAGCAGCCGGTCCCCGATGGTCTGGCGAGCCAGGAGTACGGCATCGGCGAAGCGCGGATGCAGCAGCGCCTCTCCCACCCCGGTCAGCGCCAGCTCGGTCTGGGTACCGGCCTCGCAGAACTTCTCGACGCATTGCAGTGCCCGCAGGTAGGTCATCCACTCCATGTGGCGCTTGCTGCGCTGCATGGTCGGATTCGGGCAGTAGACGCAAGCCAGATTGCACTTGCTCGACAGCTCGATCTCGTGGATCTCGGTGATTGGCCGGCTCACGCGGCGGCCTCCTGCTCTAACGGCACCCCCACATCATGGTGACAGCCGGCGCACAGGGAATAGGGCCGCGTGCGCAGCTTCGTCACATCATCCCAGACGCTGCCCAGGATTCCGCTGCCGGCCGCGTCCAGGCAGCAGGCCGAGATGGAGCCATCGGCCATGACGAAGACCCGCCCGCCGCGCACCCACGGGCAAGGCGTGCGCTTGGCCGAGACGTGCCAATCCACCTGGCCGGCCCAGTCGATCGATGCCAGCGAGGGATCGGCGCTCACCCCGCTTAGCAGGCCGTACTTCTTGAGAATCTCGACCGCCGGGCCGGCCTTCTCCGGGCGGTGCAGGGAGACCCAGATCATCGGCCGGTAGGGCGCCAGGGCCGCCACCATCTCCTCGGTGATCAGCAGCCCGTTGGTGGCCATGGTCAGCGCCACCTGCGGCCCGAGCAGCTCGCGTGCAGTGCCCAGCCACTCGACGAAGCGCGGATGCATGGTGCTCTCGCCGATGCCGGCGAGATTCAGCTCGAACTGCGTGCCGGCGCGCACGTAATGCGCCGCCCAGCTCAGGGCGCGCTCGAAGACCTCTGGCGACATGTCGATTTTGGCGCGCGGCAGGTGCGGACTCGGGCAGTAACGGCAGCGCAGGTTGCAGCGCGAGGTCAGCTCGAGCTGGTGCACGGCGGTAATTGGGAAGCCGTTCATGCCTTCCTCGCCCCGCGCCAGACCGGTGCCTGTGGAGGACCGTAGTCGACGATATCGAATATCCCGCACAACATGCTGTAGACTCGCTCGCGCGTCTCGGGCTTCCAGCCGTTGAAGAACCTCTCATTATCGAGCGGGTGGCCTTCGATGTTAACGTAGCCAACATCTTGCAGGACATGTAGCGCGCATGGATGACTGAGCAGCTCCCACTCTGCGCCCTCGATATCCATCTTTAGGTAGTTGATCGGATGGAATTCATTCGCGCAGAACGACCACAAGTCCAAGGTGCGCACACGCACGCCTGGGAAATGCTCTTTGAACACGGTGCTGCGCTGCCCGCTGTTGACGCCTGCTTTGCGCAAGGTGATCTGCTCCCAGCCGGCCACGGCGACAGCGAAAGGCAACGGCACGATGACGTGGTTGAGCCGATTGCCGGTGATGTTCTGGCAGAGCTTGAGATAGTTCTGCGGGTCCGGCTCGATGGCGATCACCAGCTCGGCGCCACGCTCGGCTGCCGCTAGCGCGAACGTCCCCACATGGGCGCCTACGTCGATGACGCAGTCCAGCGGCCCGTTGTATTCATCGAGCCGCTGCCTCTGCTCATCGATCAGCCACTGCTCGCCCGCATCGATTGAAATCTGCATAACACCCCCCGCCAAGGTGGTTGAAAGTTAGATGGTGTTGCTCCCTACGTTGGTCATCATCGTCATTTTGAACAGGTCGGAATCCGCCATGACGACGGCGGCGAAGGTGACCCGCTGGAATAGGGTGCCGTTTCCGCTGCTGGCATGGTTGAGAATCCCGGCCTCGACGATCGAGACCGAGGACAAGGATTCCGCGGCGCCCCCGAAGGTAGCCACTGCGGTATAGACGTTGTTGGGATTGGCCGTGTTGGTGGCCAGGGCCTTGCGCTTCACCTCGCCGGTGACAGCCGTGTCGGCGAGCGCGGCCCCGGTGCTGACCGTGCCAACCGCCATGTGCGCCATCGGCGAGTTGACGTTCGCCCCGATGCGCTGCGCCAGATAGACCCGCCCGGCATTGGTCACCAGGTCGTTGACGCAGCGCTCCTCGTCGGGAGCCTCGGAATAGCCCTCGGACTTGCCACCGCGCCAGATCTCCAGCTTGATGATCTCGCGCAGCCCGAGCGCATCCGGGCTGCAGACCTCGCCGCCCAGGATCTTGGAGGTCATGGTGCCTCCTTACCAGACCATGCCGGATTTGGTCTGGATGTAGAACCCCAGATCGGACCCGATGACCTTCTCATCCTGGTAGTAGCCGGCCTCGAGCACTTCCACCTTGCGGCTGCCGGCACCGTCCTCGCGTGCGGTTTCCACCGCCAGCGGTACGCCCAGCTCCGGATCGGTCCAGCGGAAGCTCATGCCGTAGGTGGCCGTCATCAGGCTGACCGCCTGCTCGGTCCTGGCCAGCAGCGCGACCGGACCCCAGATCGAGGTGTAGCTGCCCGTGGCGTTGATCGGATTGTTGTTCTTCTGGCTGCGCGCGATCCAGATGTTGTCCACCATGAACATCTCTTTGAGCTGCGAATCCTCGAGCAGCGCCGGGCCGGTGGCACGGTACTTGAAGCGCTCGAACGCCCGAATATTTCGTTTGGCGTACATGTAGCTGCGGTAATCCAGCACCAACGAATTGGCGCGCAGACCGGTGTTCTGGAAGATCGTCTCATGCGCCGCGGCCATCTGCTCGATGATGTCGGCGGAGTTGATCGCGTCCCAGGCGCTTGCGCCGGTCAGGCGCTGCACCGTGCTGACCGTAGTGACAGCGGCGGTAGCGACGCGCTGCTCCCAGTCGCGCAGCAGGCCGGTGGAGATGAGCGAAGTGTTGCTCGCGCGCAGGTTCAGTGCGGCGTCGGCGTTGGCGAGGTCTTCCACCGGGATCTCGGCTGCCAGCGCATAGTTGCTGGCGTAGTAGCTGTCCGAGCTGATGTCGAACTCGATCCGGGTAGCGCGGGCTTTCGGCGCGCGGTAGGTATTGGGCAGCGCGAGCCAGGCTTCCTTGCGCAGCGTGTAGTACTTGTTGCTCTGCTTGTCTACCGGAACCGGCGGGAACAAGCGATTGGCGACGAAGTCGCCGGCGGTCTCGAAGGTTGCGGCCAAGAGGTTCGACAGCGCACCGTCGACATGAATCTGACGTCCAGAGGGCATTGCGGTCTCCTAGAGGTGGCGATGCGCTGTTAGGCGATCATCTTGTCGTTGATGGCCAGGATGAAGGCCTCGATGGTATCGCCGTCCGCCGCTGCCGCTTCCCTGGCATACCCGATGATTACGTCCCCGCTGCCCGCAGCCACCGCACGCCCGGAGGCATTGCTGGTGATTCGCACGCCAGCGGTGATGGCGGCGCCGGCCACGATCCGGGAGACCCCGAACGGGCACACGCCGATGTTGTCGCCTGCCAGCACATCCGCCTGATTGACGCCGACGAGCACCAGGGTATCCCCGGTGGCCAGACCGGCGTACTGCTTGCCGCCGCTGGACTGCACGATATGGTAAGCCTTGACGTCGGTAATCGACGTGAAGCTCAGGTTTACCGGCTGAAATCCATACATTGACGCCTCCTTGAAGCTCTCGCCACCGCCTCTGTCAAACTACTCTGGTTAGGCTGCGCTCTCGCGGGCGTAGGCCTCCTTCAATGCCGGATCCTCGTTTGCCACGTGCCGCATGGCGTCGAGATACGGAACCTTAGCCTCGGCCTGGTAGGCCTTGGCGCGGCGCGCGAGCTCCTCGCTGGCCCCGGTTGGCTTGTGCACGTCCGCGCTCGAGGTGATGCTGAACAGGCGCGCGGCGTTGTCGTTGACGTACTTGATGAGGTCTTCCACCTGCTTGAGCGCCGAGACCTCGCGGCCGTTGGTGTCGTAGACCTTGACGTCGGCGTTGTTGCGGGTTGCCAGGTCGGCGAACTGCTGCACGTAGCCACGCAGCGCCGGAATGCGGCAAGTCTCGGCCAGGCTGTAGAGCTTGTTGCGGCGGGCGTCGTCTTCCAGCTTGGTGATGCGGGTGCTGGAATCGGCGTTGACCTTCTCGGCAGCTTCGCGCGCCTCGCGCTCGGCCTTCAATGCCTTCTCGGCAGCCTCGGCGCGGTTCATGGCTTCCTTCGCCAGGCGCTTGGCCTCGTTGTCCTGCATGTTGCTGATCGACTGCGACAGGTCATCGCTCGATTGCTTGCTGGCCGTCAGATCGCCAAGCTGCTTGACCAGCGGCCCGATCGCCTCGGCGAGCAGCGCCTTTACCTCTTCCGGGGTCATATCACCTCCATCGTTGAAAAGCCGTACATCGGCACCGTTGTGCACCTCTGCATCGGCGTCGAACATCTCGTGCAGCGGCTTCAGTCCAGCCACCGCCGGGATCTCGGCACCGAGCAACGCCACGGCCTTCAGCGCCCGCCGGAACTTCTTCGCGCCTCTGGTCAGATTCCAGTATATCTCACTGGAAACAGTATTGTAGCGTTTGTCTTTGATCGCGTCGCGAACGAGCGCCGGCATGCCGGTAAAGTCGGCGATCAGCTTAGAGCCGATCCGGCGCAGGTTGCCGATCCAGCCAAGCGCCGGCATGCCCTTCCTGTCCTCGCTGTGGCCGGCCTTCAGAGGCGGTTGGAAGTCCAGCTCGCCGAAGGCGCGCACCATGTCGTCGATGTCCGCCTCGGTGTAGGTATCGCCGTTGTGCGTGCCTGCCGCGAAGATC